CGATGCGGATTTGGAGTTGACATAGATCAAGGGGAGCGCGTGTTTATACCGCCTAACCTTGTCAATAAGTATGGCCTTGCCGAAGGCACACTTGCCCAGATGCGGGTAATACCTAACAGTTCAAGGATGGCTAACGCAACCAAGTATCAGGTTGTGGGTGTTATCGCTGAGAGCGTAACACATTCTGTCGATGCAGGTGAATCACGCGAGGAGGAAACCCCACGCGTAGTGGTAGCTAAGATGGAAGATCGCATACTTGGTTTGTTGTCTGAGACAGACAATCAATTCGCACATAGGGCTAGTGAGATAGCGTCTAAGCTAGACGCGACTAATGACGAGGTTCAGTCTGCGTTAGGCAAGCTGCACCGCGATGGAGAGATTTGGGAAGCCAAGGTGTCACGCCTAGGTTCCCAAAAGAAAGCGTCCTACTGTCTGTGGGCGTTGGATGATGATTGGTTTGTACCAGAATTTGAATAAGGAGAGAACTATGACTACCAAGAAAGAGAAGAAGAAGTGGACTAAGGCCGATAAGATTGTACGGCACTTGCAGGTAATGGGTAATCAGATGGATACTGATAGGACAGTAGCTATGAAGTTAGGGGTTGCTCATACCTACGTTAAGAAGGTTCGGAAGGAGCGGTGGAAAGAGATAGATCACTGTGATCCTGAGTTGGGTAAACCTGTTACTGAAAAAGGGTTCTACGTTTATCACGGTATCAAGGAACGAGGGAAAAACATTAATAAAGATGCTATTGTTGAAAAAATCCCGCGTATTTACGCAGATGCCCCTGATGGTGTTAACTTATCGGATGTTGGGTATAATTTGGGGCTACCCAGTAAGCGCAATAAGATACCTAAAGAAGATACGTATACACGTAGCAGTGTCCTTGATACCGCCAAGCAGTATGTCACCGAAGATCGTGAGGCTACGCATGGTGATATGGAGGACAACTTTGATTCTATTGGTATGCTGTGGGAGCAGTATTTCAGTTATGAGTGGTCTTTCTCGCCCACCGATGTTGCAGTGATGATGGCCCTGTTGAAGATCGCACGGCTCAAGTCCAACAAAGATAACCCTGACAACTACATAGACGCCTGTGGTTACATGGCGTGTGCGGGTGAGTTAGCACTAAAGAAAGTAACAAAGAAGTGAACCTTGTTACGTTAGACTTTGAAACCTATTACGCGCAGAACTTTTCTCTGTCAAAGATAACGACAGAGCAATACATACGTGATCGTAGGTTTGAAGTGATTGGGTTGGGGCTAAAGCATGGCCCCAATCCGACCGAGTGGGCGCAGGGTGCCGATGATGTAATCGAACTACTGGCATCTGTTGATTGGGGCAACACGCATGTGCTGGCTCACAACATGATGTTTGACGGAGCCATCCTGAGCTGGCGTTATAATATCAAACCTAAATTCTTACTCGACACATTGTGTATGGCGAGAGCGTTGCACGGTACAGAGCAAAGCGTGTCTCTAAAAAATGTAGCGGAGCGTTACGGTGTCGGGGAAAAAGGCACCGAAGTTATTATGGCGAAGGATAAACGCCTAGCCGATTTTACCGAGGAAGAACTGACCGCCTACGCAGGGTACTGTAAGAAGGACGTGGACCTGACTTACGCTATTTTTCAGCAGATGAAAGCCAAGTTCCCTGAACAAGAGTTAGATATCATAGACGCAACGCTACGCATGTTTACAGAGCCTAGCTTAGAGTTGGATATGGGCATGCTTGAGATGCACCTAGAGGATGTGCGGGATCGCAAAGACAAGTTGATGGTTGATGCCAACATCACTGACAGAAAAGACTTAATGAGTAATGCCAAGTTCGCGGAGTTGCTGTCTGGGTTAGGGGTTACGCCACCTATGAAGATCAGCCCCACGACAGAGAAAGAAACATTCGCGTTTGCCAAGTCTGACAAAGAGTTTCAAGAGTTGCAAGAACATGAGGACGAGCGTGTGCAAACGCTGATAGCAGCTAGGCTGGGCACTAAAAGTACCCTAGAGGAAACACGCACACAGCGGTTTATAGATATATCTAAACGTGGTACTCTTCCGGTCCCCATTAGATATTATGCGGCACACACTGGGCGATGGGGCGGTGATGATAAGATCAACCTGCAGAACCTGCCGAGCCGTGGGGCTAACGGCAAGAAGCTAAAGAAAAGCATAATACCCCCACAGGGTCATACTATAGTTGAGTGCGATGCGTCTCAGATTGAGGCGCGGGTGTTAGCTTGGTTAGCCGAGGCAGACGAATTAACTCAGGCGTTTTCTGATGGCGAAGATGTTTATGTGAAAATGGCGGCGGCTATATACAAAGTAGCCGAGGCAGACGTTACTGGCGCACAGCGGTTTGTGGGTAAAACTACAATCCTTGGCGCAGGTTACGGCATGGGGGCTAAGAAGTTTAAAACTCAGCTTGCAGGTATGGGCGTCGAGGTTGATCTAGCGGAAGCTAGGCGTGTCATAAATATATACCGTGATACATATTGGAAGATACCTACGCTGTGGGATGAAGCCCAGTATATGTTGAAGCAGCTTGTAGACGGTCATGCGGTTCGCGTGGGCCGTGAAAATGTGCTGCGTATAGACATACCACAGAGCGCAGTAATCCTGCCATCGGGGTTACGCATGTTTTACGAAGACTTGCAGTTAGACCCTGCGCCCAAGGGAGTAGAACCCGAAGATGTTTGGCCCGAATACTCATACAAAACGCGCCGTGGGCGTAAGAATATATACGGTGGTAAGGTGGTTGAAAACGTATGTCAGGCATTGGCACGTTGTATCATTGGCGAACAAATGCTACTAATAAACCAGAAGTATAAGTCTGTTATGACTGTGCATGACAGCATAGCTATATGTTGCCCCGATGAGGATGTGGTACAAGCAAGGGCACACGTAGAGCAGTGCATGCGTCATGTACCCAGTTGGGCAGCAGGACTACCGCTTGAGTGTGAAAGCGGTGTTGGCAAATCGTATGGGGATACCGAATAATGACTAGGGGAAGGCCAGATTTTATACCTGCGACTGTGTTTAGACAATATCTATCAACCACACAGCTAAACAAATACTTTAAAGTAGATGGTATCTTAGCAGCTAGTTATGTGAGCAAATGCTTGCTACGTACTAATAGACCTATACCGTCTATCAAACCTGATAAATTATCGGCCCCCAGATATCGTCCGTTAGATGTAGTCGCTAGAGCGAGGGGCGAGGGTTTAGCTATAACGCGTAATAGTACAGACGAGTTGGTGTTTAACGTAGAGCAAAGCAAGTTAAAATTAGGCAAACTAAAACGGGAAATAAGTGAGTTAGAACTTAAACGTGATAGGTTAAAGCATATAGCTACTTTCGATGAACTTAGTAGCAATCTAACTATGCGAGATATGCTGATAGAGGACGAGTTAGTGTCCGAGAGTAAGCCTTATGATAGTTCTTGCGGTGTCTATTTTCTTATCGCCAACGATAAAGTTGTGTATGTAGGCCAATCTGTGAATGTGTATGGGCGGGTGCATACCCACAAGACTGAAGGCCATAAAAAGTTTGACGCGTATACATATATCCCTTGCAAGCGCGACCAGCTAGATGTTTTAGAAAGTTTATATATTCACGCATTAGCCCCTACTCTTCAAGGTAGGGCAACGTGGGGCAATTTAACGGCCCCCTTTAGTTTTGAACAGCTAGTAAGTTTGGGTTCCCGCGAGAAATACACAAAAGGAATTTCTATATGACTGATGTTGCGCCTTGGTCGTTTAGTAAGATCAAAAGTTTTCAGCAGTGTCCGAAACAGTTCTACTATGAGAAGATACTAAAGCAGTATCCGACCAAGGTAAGTCAGGCTATGCTGTACGGCACACACTTTCATACGGCATGCGAGAACTACATAGGTAAAGGTGAACCGCTACCTGAGAAGTACAGCTACATGCAGGGCGCTCTGGATTCGCTTAACGCTATCGAAGGTACGAAAATTGCGGAGCAGCGGCTTGGCCTAACCGAGGATATGCAGCCGTGCAAGTTCGGAGCGAAAGATGTTTGGTTTCGTGGTATCGTAGACTTGGCTATCGTGAATGAGGAAAAGGAAACCGCGTTTATCGTAGACTACAAGACGGGTAAGAACGCGAAGTACGCAGACAAAGGACAACTTGAGTTGATGGCGGTATCTATATTTCAGCACTACCCACAAGTTCGTACTATAAAAGCAGCACTGATGTTTGTAGTACCCAAAGCGTTAATTAAGGCTGAGTATACGGTAGAGCAAGTTCCTGATTTATGGATGAAATGGCGAGATGCTTATGCTAGTATGCAAGCAGCCGCCGATACTGATGTGTGGAACCCACGACCTAGCGGTTTGTGTAGGCAACACTGTCCT